CCGTCACGCTTGTTCCGTGACCAGATAGGTCGGAACATCGGTCTCGGTCTCGCCCAGGGCATCAGCAACAGCCAAGCTGCCGTCATGGCCAGCATGAACGACATGGCCTCCGGTGTCGCATCTACGAGGTTCACGACCCCGGACGTAGCTGCCGGATACGGCGTGAAGTCAGTTGGAACCGCCGTTCCCACAAGCAGCGAAACATCGTCCGGTGAGCTGCTTGGCGAACTCCTGTCGGAGCTGCGCGCGCTGCACGCGGATATGCCGCTGATTATGGAGAAGCTTGGCATCAAGGTCAACGGACGTGAACTCGGAAGGGTGGTCAGGGACTATGCGATCGCTTAGTTATATATGCGCCTCGACCGGTGAGACGATCCCACTGGAAGGGCCCGATACCTGGGCTCAGACGGCGGATGGGCTGCGCGGTCGCGAATGGTCGTACACCCTCGGATACCGGAGTCTGACCGGAGTAAGTCGTACGGCGCGCGAGTCCGAGCTTGACCTAACCTATGTCCGCTGCCCCGAGAAGGTGGACTGGACGCGCCGCCTGTTCGATGCCGACGTTGCCGCAGGAACGCCGGGCATGTTTGATGCTGACGGCTGGACGACTCGCGCCTACGTGGTCAAGGCGGAGCCGCAGACCATCACGCCGGTGATAATCCAGCAGAAGCTCACCGTGGTCATGCTTGACGGCATCTGGCGTAAGGCCGGGGAATCGCAGCACTTCTGGAGCGACGCGCTCACGCCCGGACTGGACCTCGACTATCCGCATGATTATCCGCATGATTATCTGGCGACCACGAGGAACGCGGTGGCCTCGAATCCCATGCCCACTGCCATGCCGTTCCAGATGGTGATATTCGGACCGGTGTCGAACCCGCAACTCACGTTGGGCGGCAACACGTACGCGCTCGACATGGACATACCCTCGGGCTCCTACGTGACCGTCACCTCGATTGCAGGCCGTCGCACCATCGTCATGACCGCCGAGAACGGCGACGAGACCAACGTGTTCGACAAGGGCCGGCGCGGAACCGGTCTCAACGGGGGCGAATACATCTTCCAGCCGATACCGGCCGGCGATTCCATCGTGCAGTGGAGCGGCTTCGGCGTCGATTTGACCGTCTATCAGGAGGAAAGCGAGCCACCATGGCGGAACTGATCGTCACCGATGCGAGCCACGTGGACCAAGCCAGTCTTGAGGACTTCACGCTCGACGCCGCGTGGGGCGCGGACGAGAACGATTTCGAACTGACCGTGGACAGGCTCATCGATGCCGGTAGCTACGTGTATTTCGACGGCGGCGAATGCGGGGGCGTCGTGGACTCCCTGAAGGACTCGCTGAAGGACGGCCGCAGCACCCTCACCTACGGCGGTCGCACGTGGCACGGCATGTTGGCGAACAAGATTTTGGAGCCTGATAGGGGCAAGGATTATCTCACCGTGAGCGGCACGGCCAGCACGGTCATCGGCTCGCTCATCAGTCGCGTCGGCCTTGACGGCGTGTTCGACGCGGTGGACTCGCCCACTGCCGGCGCGCAGACCATCAAAAGCTACCGGTTCGACCGCTACACGGACTGCTATACGGGTTTGCGGAAGATGTGCGCGGCCAACGGACTGAAACTCAGGCTTGCCTATGCGTCCGGCCGGGTCAACATCTGGGCTGAGCCTGTCGCGCATTACGGCGACTCGATTGACAGCGACCTCATCGATTTCGACGCGACGCGCACGTGGCGCAAACCGAACCATCTCATCGGCCTGGGCAAGGGCGATTTGGCCGCGAGAACCGTCGTCCACTGGTATGCGGACGCCAAAGGCAATGTCAGCCAATCCCGGTCGCTCAGGGGCGTGGACGAGATAACGCAGGTCTACGACTACAGCAACGCCGAAACCGCCGAGCTGAATCAGAAGACACGTGAGAAGTTGCAGGAACTGCAATCCGAGGGTGACGTGAAGGTCACCGTCCGTGATGACGCGAACGTGGTGTTCGACGTGGGCGACACCGTGACGGCGCGCGACAATCTCACCGGCATCACCGTCAACGCTTCGATAACCAAGAAAATCGTCAAGGTCTCGGGCGGCGTCTTGTCCGTCGATTACGAGGCCGATTAGGAAGGGGCCATTATGGCGCGTATCGACAATGCGACGGTCATGCAATGCGACCGTTGCGGCAGAAACAAATGGTACAAGGACTTGGACGACCCGGATATCAAGACGTGGTACAACGTCAACCGGCTGGACTCCACCGGCACGGGCCACGACTACCTGTTCTGCGAGCAGGATTACGCGGACTATGTGAACAAGCTCAAGGACTTTGATAACAGCTTCGACAGTTGGATGCAGAACGGAGGCAAGCGGAATGGTTGAACTCGTCACCGGTCATGCGGGCAAGGCGCACGCGACAGCGGAGCAGGCGGCGGGATTGAACGCCGGCATTCTCGGCTTGGATGATTATGTCCTGAACGTGCATGACAAGCTCAAGATCACGGTCGTTTCGGCGAACAAGGTGACCATCGGCACGGGCGAGCTGGTCATGCAGGGCCGTCACGTCAGCCAAGGCACGCCCGAGGACCTGATCGTCACCAACGGGTCGCAGGGTCAGAAACGCAACGACCTGATCGTATGCCGCTATGCGAAGGGCTCGCAGTCGGTTGAGAGCGCGAAACTGGTGGTGGTCAGGGGCACGCCCACCACGGGCACGCCCACCGACCCCGCCGTGAACACCACCAGCCCGTTGGACGGGGGCACCACCTACGACATGCCCTTGTACCGCATCCCGCTGGACGGTATCACCATCGGCACCCCCGTTCCATTGTTCAACGTGTTGAAGCCGATGAGCGACGTGTGGGATTCCCTAACCCGAATGCCGTATATTCTGTGCGGAGGCCATACCGTCACCACGAATGATGACGGCACATTCTACATCAACGTCCAATCCCCAAACGGGAAGAAAGCCGATTACGCGGCCTACACGATTGGGCCGTTCGGCACTGGTTTCGACCAGGCCGGCGAGTACACCGCACAACGTTGGGATACCAGCGACGTAAACCAGATACGCTTCCGCCTGTGGAACACCAAAGACAACCGCTGGTGCGGGAGGGTCGCGATATTCGGAAGCTGGATCGCAATCTGGAACAGGCAATAGTTTTCCCTAACCCAGACCGAAGTGCTGACGCTGATTAACTCCACTTACGGTACCGTCAAAGGCTACCGTCGCGGGTCGCTCGTCACGCTGCGCATCGACTGGAAGTCCTCTGTTCAGGGCTCGTGGGACAGCGGGGACTTCGGCATTCTGCCCGAAAGCTGGCGTCCTCCAATGGATTTGAATTTCTCATATGGCGGACGCGACGGCGCGAACCAGAAGATCATCAACGTAAACGCGAACGGAACCATGACCTACGCCAATCAGGGCGGCACGCAGGGCACGAACGCGTTCGGCATGACCGTCTCATACGCGCTATGACCCGTGGGGTCACTGCAAGACAGTGCAACCGCCTGAGCCAGTGTCCCGAAGCTATGCGGCGGGCATCGGGTCGGCGGTCCTCCATACGCCGGTGCATCCCGCGTACGCGCTGTTCGGATTGCCAAGCATCGTGACGGTGCCATTGGCCTCGCCGTAACAGATGAATGTCGTTTCACCACCGAAAACGGCCACGGGCGTATTGACGCTGACGGGTCGATACCCTTCGGGGAGCTTCTCCTGAGCCTTCGTGTAATTGTTCTGCCCGCTACTGTTGAATTTTACGTTGCCACCCATGAAACAGATATCACCGATGCGCGTAAGCAAAACGCTGTCGCTGCTGTAAGGTACTCGCCACGTCGTAGAACGCTGGGTTAGGGAATCCCGTTCAGGCTATTAGGGCTCGTTCCCAGAGGCGTTGCGCGTCTCGCAAAGCCGTGATATCCGGTTTGAGGTAGTACTTCGCGGTGGTTTTGATATCGCTGTGGCCGAGCATTTTCGACACGATGGCGATATCCGCTCCCGCCGCCAGAGTGTTCGTCGCCCATGAGTGGCGCAGGTTGCGTGCGGGCACATGCGGCAGATCATGCCGCTTGCAGTAGGCCTTGTATTGGCGTGCGGCTTGCGGCGGGGTGAGGGTGCCGATGAGTCGGCCCCCCTCGCGTGGCCTGAGCTCGCGCAATCGTTTGACCGCGAAGCGCGGCAACGGGAGCGTGCGGCGGGACAGTTCGGTTTTCGGCGGCACGACGACCTCATGGCCGCTCACCCATTGCAGGCCACGCTCCACGTGCAGGACACCTGAGCGCAGGTCAATATCCGACCATTCAAGCCCCGTAGCCCTCTTCGGTGCGGAGTCCGCATGAGACGGCGCAGATAAGCCACGCCTCAAGCGGATGGCCGTAAAAGCCCTGCAACAGTGCGCGCTGCTGACGGATGGTCAATATTCGCGGCTCGTAATGAGGTTTGGCCGGCAGTTGGATGTCACGTCTCGTGATGTCCACGTCCAGCAGGTTCCAGCGGATAGCCCGCCTGAGTATCGCGCGCAATACGGCCCATGCCTTGCGTGCCGCGCCCGAACTGGCGAACCCGGCGAGCCACTTGTCCACCAATTCAACGCTTATCGATTCCATCTGCATTGCGCCGAACCTCGGGGCCACGTGCAACCGCCACGCCGACTCATAGCCGACACACGTGCTCTCACGCAGATTCGCCGTGCAATACGGCCAAAACCGGCCGTTCCAAAACTCTTGTAACAGCATTTTCAACCTCCGAAAACCCACACGTCGCACGGCCAATCCGCGCGGGTGAAACGTGTGGGTTTTCCCACCGTAAAGGAGCTTTCCAATGTCTTTGCTCGCTCACATCGTCGATTGGCTCGTGCCTTTTATCTGTGGCGGCGTGGCCACGGTTTTGGGCCTGATGTGGCGGTGGGGCAAAGCCATCATCAACGGCCTGCGCGAGCTCCTGCTCTGCCAGTTGGAGGACCTGCGCCGGGAAATGGTCATCGAGCACGACGGAGTGGCGGACGAAGACCTCAAATCACGCAGTCAACGCCTCTACGACAGCTACCACAGCCTGGGTGGCAACGGGCACGGAACCGCTCTCAACGAGGACATCCAATCCGCGCCGATAGCGCCACGACAATCCTGACCCACGACCGTGGGCCACAAAACAATATTCACCTCAGAGAAAGGGGAAAAATTGGTTAAAAACAAGGACAAGCCGAAGCCATGGCATAAGCGGCTGCTCGCCAAGGGCACGGCACTGGCCGCCGCCGTGTGCATGATGCTGCTTCCGGCGACCGCGCACGCGGACATGCAAGGCGTGGACATGAGCAACTGGCAGTGCGGCGTAGACGTGTACAACATGCAGGCCGATTTCATCGTGGTCGGCACCACATGGGGCACCGGGCAAGTCAACAACAACTGCTTGGTGTCCGGTGTGAACACGGACGCCAACCGCATGATCTACCAGGCGCAGGCATCCGGCAAGAAGTTCGGCCTGTACCATTACGCGATGGGCGGCAACCCGGAGGCCGAAGCCCAATTCTTCTATCGCAACACGTCGAACTATTGGCGTCACGGCATCGTGGCGCTCGACTGGGAGCTAGACGATAATCCCGCATTTGGCAACTGGGATTGGGTACGCCGATTCATGGCGGAGTGCGAACGGTTGAGCGGCGGTGTGCGCCCATTGCTGTACACCGGCCCGGTCGCAGGCACCATCCCGCAGGACATCCGCAACCGGTACGGCCTGTGGATCGCCCAATACGCCAACATGAGCCCGACCGGCTATCAAGCCAACCCGTGGATGATCGGCGCATACGGCGAAGCCATGCGCCAGTACAGCGGCACCGGCGTGGTCAACACGTGGAGTCCCATCGACCTCAACATCTTCCGTGGCGAGGCATGGCAGTGGGATTTGTACGCCAACCCCACCGGCTCCACGACCCCGGCCACCCCGGCCCCGGCTCCCTCCGTGCAGCCGAGCACTCCCCCCGCCAACACGAATGGCATCAGCCACGTCATGCAGTGGGGCGAAACCATCTGGGGACTCGCCGTAGCCCACAACGCATGGCCGTTGTCCGCATGGCATACACCTTCCGGTGATATCAACCGCTACTACGTGGGCGACGTCGTAACCTACGGCGGCACCACCACGACCGCGCCGTCCAACGGTGTTTCCAAGACCCTCCAATGGGGCGACACCGTGTGGGAGTTCGCCACATCCCACGGCTACAACGTCAACCAGTGCACCGTCCCCTCCGGCAACATCAACGTCTACTACCCCGGTGACGTGGTGACCTGCCGCTAACCCAAACCGATGCCGCCGTCACTCCCCTGATGGCGGCATCACCCCATCATCATCCCTTATTGATCGGAGCAAACATGACCGACAGCAAAAACACGACCGACACCGGCGAAACGCTTCCCGGCGTCGATGTGAGCGACTGGCCCGAGACAGCCGACGTCACCCATGACGTGCCCGACTGGCTCATCCCCGGCCGCGTCTACGACATCCTCAAATGGCTCGGCCTCATCGTCCTGCCCGCACTCGCCGTGTTCGTCGGCACGGTCGGCCCCGCATGGGACTGGCCTTACGTGGACGCGATAGTTATCACGCTCAACGCGCTCGGCATCCTCTCCGGCGCGCTCATTGGCGTCAGCGCCATCAAACAGCGCATCGACCTCGCCGCATGACCACCACACATAGTTCGGCCCCGTCCGGCATCGCAGACAGCTCGCACTGAGCTGGACTGCGGCCGGACGGGGCCGAATCGTCGTTATCGGAGGCTTTCATCACTCGAAATCTACCAGTTCGCCTTCGATGCCGTACTCGTCACGAGCTTCATCGATAGCTACAGTCGCCGCGATGTTCCACAACACGTGCGGCCAGCCGGTCATATCAGGCCAAGCGGCCCAGAAACCCGTGTCGGTCGAGTATCCCTTGACCTCCACCGTGGACGAATCACGGACGGCGCTGGAATGCGTTATCATCTCCTTGATCCGGTCACACATCACGTCGGTCTGTTCATCGATCATGTCCAGCATATTCATGAGCGACACATCGACATTCGCCGGGATTCCACGTGTTCCCTCCCAGCCGGCTATTGTCGACTGCTTGACCGCAGGCCGCTCGCCGCCGTCTGGCAGTGGGCTGACCAGGGCGAGGCAGCGGCCCAGTTCTTCCTGACTGAGTCCGAGTCGTTTCCTGCGTGCCGCGAGTTCGATTGGCGTCAATTTATTCCTCCAGTTCGGAAATGATGGCTTCGACTTCTTCCTCGGCGGCCTTGTCCGCCCCCTTGATGTACCCGGGCGCCCAGCCGATGACGATGGTATCGGTCTTCCAGTTCTCCGCGATGAGGGCGACCGGATGCGTGTACCAGTTGCGACGGGTCCAGTGGTAGGCGGCATCTTCACCTGCGAAATTGAATGCGGGAGTGGTGCCGTTTTGATTGCAGTGAGCGTTGATGATGCGGTGGGTCAT